ACCACAGTCTAGACACTTAGTTGTCTTAACAAATGGTGTGCCATTCTTCTTAGTCTTACGTATCTGACCTGACCCTCTACAAGTAGAGCATTGCTTGGCCTTCTGCCTATACAACACAGATGAGTTGCTCTTGATAGTAGATCTAAACTCCTGATCAGTAGCACGTGGATCAAATGCATTAGCCCACATAGGTTTGTCATGTGGTTTACGACTGAATATAATCCAAGACAATTGCTCTGGGCTATTAAGATTGATAGGTCTATCACCCATAAGAAGCTGCACCTGACCCTCAAGCACAGATAGTAACTCATTCTTCTCTGTCTCAAACTCCTTGCGTACTTCTTCTAACACATCCAAGTCTACCTTGAAACCACGTTGGTATATACGTGTGAGGCAGTCAGCTATTCGATTGGTTAGCTTCACTGTCTCCATTAGACCTGCGTCTTCTCCAGTAAGCTTAGCGTCTAGCTTGTTGAACAGGTCCATCGTAGAGTGTAGGTCAGCAGACAGGTACTCAGACAACTCATCGTGTGGTATTTCTCTGGTTGTATACCCTTTGTTGAAGTAGTCCTTTAGTGTACCCATCTTCTGTGTGTCACAGTCGTATCTCTCAGCCAAGTACCCAAGGCTAAGAGGTTCTTTCTGTCCACGTTGTAGTATGTAAGCACCAAGCATAGTATCGAACACCTCACCAGTATATGTGAAGCCTGATTCCCATATCCATATAAGGTCATGGGCTGCATTGTGCATCACCAAGAGGTGTGTATCATCCAGAATACTCTGAACAATACGACCACCCTCAGTGCTAGGTTGCTGCTCACTGTGGTCAAAGGTAACTATCTTTTGCTCAGAGCCTGATGGCCCTTGGCATAACATACCTACCATAGTAAGGGAGTTCTCTGCCTCGAATGGGTCAAGCATAAGCTTACCATTACGTTTAAGAGTTGTGTTCTCCACATCTAGTACTGTTACATGTCTCATTTTATTCCTTCTATTACACTCGTTGCTTCTTGTATAGTCATTTGAAACCACTCACCTGCTTTAACATGGGACTGCTTAGAAATTGTGTGTGCCTCTGCCTCTGCTTTACGTCTGTCAGTAAATGGTTTGCTATACTCTAGCTTATAGTCACGATGGGGGCTACTTGTTTGATATCCCTTGAGCCTATCTTCAGAGTCAATAGCCATACCTATTTTAACCCACCCAACAAAAGCAGGGTTGGTAATAACATACACCTCACCCTCTGTACTATCTTCATAGTTTACTAAGGATGAGAATGCAGCGTCACCAAAGGTTTTAAACTTTCCTGCCTTATATAGAGGATGACTTCTTGATATGTATTTACCATCAACAAACATTTGAGTTTTATTATACTCACGTTTAGTCTCTGGATTATCTTTATACCAATACTTTTTACCTGTGTTAGGATTTATTTCGTTAGTGTGTATCATACTTCGTACCTCGCTGTTTTATAATTGAGTTCACAATGAACTATACCATGCCACCCTGATAGTTTATTCTTAACTACATTAAGGTGACGCTGCGTATCCTCTTCGTCCTGTCCTTCGACAGGTGGATTCTTTGCTATGAGTAACATGAGGTCAGCTTCAGCAGCCTTACCTGTACGTGACCCTTCCATCATAGCTTGGTTCAGCACAACTTTATTCTCTGCATCAGCAGATAGCTGTGACATATAGAAGATAGCACATCCATGTTGCTTGGCTATCTGTCTTGCATATATAGCGTTGGCCTTTAAGTATTCATCTGCTCTAGCAAAGCCTTGTGTCCTAGCAAACTTATCACCCATGTCTAGTATAACTACATCAGGTTTGTAAGACTTGCATACACTCTCAACCCATGACATATCTCTACTGGTAGAGTCTTTGATCTTTATGTTGCCACTAATCTTAGAGTATATATCACGTGCCTTACTTGGGTTGGCCTTTATCTCTTGCATAGTCATACCTGTAGCTGCTGTTAGATATCTAGCACCTACACGATGTGATCCTTCTTCGTTACACAACACAATACACTTAGCACCCTGCTGTGCAAATCCATTTGGTCCTGCTACTATACTAGCATGGAAGGATGTCTTGCCTGTGTTAGGTCTAGCTCCTACCTCAATAAGGTGTCCTTCGTTCACACCCTCTATCTTACGTGTGAGTGTAGGTATGTTGAACACCCAACGTGCCTCAAGATCATTCTTAGAGAGCAGTGTATCTATGTCCATGTCATCCCACTCTATGTGTAAGTCAGGTGTGAAGTCATCAGCGTACTGCTCTAGTAGATTACGTAGTGGTTCAAGTGTAGTCTTAGTACCATTGACATAGTCAAAGCCAATGTTAGCTATGTCTTCTCCAACTACTTGTTGAAACAATTTAGACAACACCTCTTGTGCTACGTCACTACCCATAGGTGACTCTTTCTTTATCTGACTAAACAAGGACGAGTATGCTTGCTTCTGTGCTGTAGTAAGCTGTGCATTACTGGACATAAACAATGCCTCAATCTCAGCAGGTGTGACAGTACGTTCGTATCTCTGCATCGCTAGGTCTATTGATGCCTTGATCTTACGTACGTCTTTACTGAACAAACGATCAGGGCAACGCGCCCCTCTATGATCGTCATAGAAACCTTTGTCCATAAGGCTGCGTACTAATGATAGTTCCATATATTATTCTCCTAATGCTGTAAGGTTTTGAATGTCGTTAGGATTACGGTATTTCAAATCATCTGTTAATCGTAAGGCACGAACTGAATGAACGTGACCTCTTAGTTCCTTAGTAAATTGTAGTGTCTTAGGTAGTGCGTCAGGGTCTAGTGCTACAATGGCTGTTGAGAACTGCGATAAGAACCTCTTGTGTGCTTCTGATAATGATGTACCCAACACAGCGACCCCAACATATACATCACTACCTACAATCGCAGCACTTATGCAGTCCTCAACAACTACAGCGACCTTACCATACCCATATGAGTAGGGCAAGTCACTCTTACCATATCGTTTCCATTTTGGTAGCCTGTGTGTGATACTTCTGCCACTAGCATCTACCATCACACTTGACTTGACCACAGGAAACACGACACGGCTTTCCTTTACGTCATACAACAGACCTAATTCATCTGGATCTATATCCCATTGCTTACAGAATACACCTATTGCTTCGTTATCTTTTACTAACCACTCAGGCTTAGTGAATGGTATCTCTTTGGTTTCTTCAGCTACCCTACTGATAGACTTACGTATGTCATCACTAGTCAAGTGAACACGAGTACCACCTGAGTACTCGCAACTTGCCTTGTAACAATTCCATAGCACTGATCCCATGTTATTGGTTATAGTAAAGGTATTGTATCCCTTACATGAAGGACAAGTCATCCTCTTTGTCTCACCATTTACAAGTGATAGATCATTTATAATATTATTTATATTCATGTATATCACTTTCGTTGTTGCAACATGTTGTTGATTGTAAGCTATCTGATCTTTGTGTCAAGGCTGAATTTGCACTAGCATATGTATGTTTCATGTATGGTTGCACAGAAGACACATGTGTATGCCCAGTCACTGACATTACTTGTGGCAATGAGACACCTGCATCAACCATCTGTGTCACACCTGTCCTTCTCAAGTCCATTAGACGTAGTGTGTCAGACAAACCTGCCTTACGCATGACCGTCCTTCCATTCTTAGATAGACGCTCTAAGGTATAAGGGTGGTATGCCCCCTGTACGGGGCTAGGATGAGGTGCTACGTACCTTTGAAAGCCAAAGTCTACACGTTGATCTTGCAACATGCCCATCAAGTCCTCTGATATAGGTAGAAATACCTCTGCTCTACGCTTGCTTTGTTCAAGGTGTAGTATCCCTGTATCCCAGTCAATATCTGTCCACTCAAGGGTACGCATGTCACCCAATCTTTGACACCACTCGTATGCCATCTGTATAATTAGTCCAATGTTTCTAGTATCAAAGTTAGCATAGGCTACATCAAGGAAGTTAACCACATCCTCTGTTGCCCAGACAACTGTTCTCTTCTTAGATGCCTTACGTTTTATATTACTAAAGGGATTTAAGATAGCATGTTCCATCTCAATAGCATAGTTGAATACACGTGAGGCACAGGTAGCTGTATGATTTGCAAAGCTCACACCACGCTTGACCCATTCCTCATATGCACCCTTGGCAACCTTAGTACTTATGTTTTTATATTTAACTGTGTTAAATTTATCACACACTACACCCAAGAAGTATTTGTAATCCACCTTAGTTGTATCACGTAACATATTGAAATCATTAGACATATAGTAGTAGTCCACTAGATCATTGAAGGTGCTACGATCTGTGATCACTAACACCTGTGACTGTATGTCACGCCAGTTATCAATGGCTTCATTGTCTTTGCGAACAAGTCTACGTACCTGTTGCAGGTCAGTGCCAAAGGTTTTTCTGGTCACTACACCTGCATCAACTAGGTTTTGAGGTGGGTTAAACCTGTACTCACCAGTGTCTCGTTTCTGCACATATCTAGGCAGCTTTAGCATACAACACCTTCGCTTCCTTTAAGTTAAGTTTTATTTGTTTCTTTAGTTTAGGACAAGAGTATGCACCCTTCTCTAAGTTCTTTTCCTTCGTTAGTATCTGTAGATTACCTGACCAGTGTGGCCCACCATCTGACAGAGGAACCATGTGATCAACGTGTCTCTCAATACCATCTGCCGTGGCTAACAGACGACTGAGTAGATAGACTGTATAAACTCTTCTCTTCTCAACAGGACAGTTCCTTAACCACTTAGGTATGGCACGTATCTTTCTAGCCCTACGATTTGCCAAGTATTGTAATACTAAAGCAGGATTATTTTTTTTCCACTGTTTATTGTTCTCTAATATTTTTTCTTTAATTTTTTGGTAGTATGCACGTTTATTCTCAAGAATTTTTTCTTTATTCTTGTGATAGTACGCACGGTCATACGCATCAACTTTTTCTTTATTCTTTTTATACCATCCACTCTTATACGCACGTACCTGCTCTGGGTCTTTCCAATCCATTAAGCATACTCTCTTAGGTTCTCTACGTTGTGCCATAGAGGTGTACTGATCCATTTGGATACCTCTTGCTCACGAGAGAACATACTCACAGCCTGTGTATCATTACCTGTATTACGTAGGCTGAATCCATTACGCTCATCAGCATAGGAAGCATAGTTAGTGAAGGCACTATACAATGCAAACTTATTGTGACCACGTACACTTGCCTCTTGCATGTACAACTCATACATCTTCTTAGCTTTACGCTCTGACTTGGTGATGTCCTCAAGCAATTTGTGTACACTTACATAAGTAAAGTCTGTGTCTGCCCATGTCTGTAGTCTCTTACCCTGTAGGTTAAAGTCTGTCTTAGCTTTAGACAACTCATGCTGAAAGCCTGACAGTGTGAAGCCTGATGTATTCTTCTTACGTACCTTGTCGTAATCACCAGTGATCATACCATTAGTACAGAAGAAATCTATAGCACCAAACCATGTAGCAGGTGAGGCAGTACCATCTATACCATGCACAGCTATCAATCTCTGTGCTATTTCAGTGGAATGTTTAGGCGTATTTATAGTTGTCTTGATCTTAGGTAGTG